GCAATAACTTGCAAACTATCACTAATCTGAAACACTGCAGAAGCCAACAACAAAGTCGCTGCAATTTTTACCACTTCTGCTGTGTCCATGGCATTAGCAGGATCGTCTAAATCCACATACAAATCTGGCAACGCTTGTGGTTCCGTCAGAGAAATAGATGACGCCTGAGGCTAGAACGTCAGCCATCAGCCTAGCCTCACATTGAGGCCGAGCGGCTTAATCAGGCGGTTCGCTGCTGAGAAATTTCTGCGCATCAACTTGCGAAAAATTCGGGCTCCGACATTGAAGGTTACTGATTGCAATGCCATGGGGACTGCGTTGGCGCGAGCGTTTGACATGATTTGAGAGAAGGACATCGTAGGCTCGTTGAGGATGTCGGCCAGGCTGATGACATCGGTTCCAGTCATCACCATAGAGGTGGTATTGACCGAAGAATCATAGACGCCCTTGTAGCCGATATCAAAAGTCGATGTCACCACTTCTATCGGTCCACCGCCAAGAGTGCCCTGGGTGAGGATGGCCAGATTGCCATACCCGACTAGGGCGTCATAGACGTTGAAAAACTTCGGGCCTCTCCTTCGCGTTGCCTTCTTCCTCTTTGCCATATCGAGCAGGACGGGGGAACCTCGGTTATAATTCTACCTTTACGGTTTTTCAATGGATGCGAACTTTCCGTCAACAGCTCTGTCCTGCACAACGGCGTTGATCGTGTTCATCTTCTGGTCAGCCGCAGAGGCGATGAACTGGGCGATTGCCTGTTGAATTGGGTTGATTTGTTCAAAGCCCGCTAATCCTGCTCCACCCAACTCCTTGATCGTCGATTGTATAGCCAGGGCGAGCGAGTGATCCAGTGCAGCGACCGCATTCTCCAACTCGGAACGTATCCAGAGAGCCAGGGCGACCAATCCAGCCAGCGAAAGGACGTTCAAAACGCCTAAAATGATGATTTCTAACGCTACCATGTCCGTGCAACCTCCGCGCTCGGACCGTGCTTCGTCTGTACAACCTAAAATCATGCCGATTTCACTCAAAATACTAGAGAATCTTGAAAACCGGTGGCTAATGTGGGCTTGAACAGGTACGGCGGGAGGCGGTGAGGCGAGGGGCGGCAGCCCCCGAAGCCTTGACTCACTCAACCGAAGCCTATATTATATGATACGGGCTCGCATCAAATGGAGGGTCGGACCATGAGTGCATCCACACTGAACGCCGGCTCTCCACCCGCTTTAGAGATTGTCCGAGTTACCCAGATGGGAGGGTCATTAGACACTCATCTAACGTCTTCTTTTCAATCGGCTATGAAATACCTCTATCGAAGACTCTTCGACCTCTCAGGTGATCGTATGCGTATCGCTGACCCATTCGCTCGTAATTGTGGCATCGCCGGAAAACATACTAACGACATCGACCCTGAAACGAATGCCGTTCATCACCTGGACGCTGTTGATTTTCTCTGCTCTCTCCCATCGGGTGAGTTCGATGCTGTCATCTTTGATCCGCCGTTCTCTTCAAGACAAGCCGACCGTTATCCGATGGGCGATTTGAATATTTACACGAAGCCCGGTTACATCAAGGAATGCATGGGTGAGGTGAACCGCATCCTGAGGCCTGGCGGGTATTTGTTGAAGTTCGGTCACAACACCTCAAGACATCATCAATTCGATATGGTGAAAATCTGGATCGTTAACAGTGGTGGAAATCATAATGACACCTTGATCTCTCTTCAGAGAAAAGGAAACTATACGCTTGACCTATGGACGGTGTGAATTGCCATGCGACAACTCTGTTATAAGTGTCGGAAGTATAGTCCAACTTTCTTGATTTCGTGTCCTAAATGCGGGGAATTGGTATAATGCACCTAATCTCAGCGACCCTCTCCGATGCGGCATTTGAGATACGCTCACGCTGGCCCTCCAGGCAGAAGAGCGCCAACACCAGTGCGGCTATCGTCTTCTACGAGGAGAACGGCCCTAGCAACCTCAAGGGGCTATGGCACAAGGTTCAGTCGAGAGAGAGGTATATTCGGGAATTAGAGAGGCATGTGCGCGATTTGAAGACCGAGGGCACTTTCACGGCCCCCCTACCGACGGCCCCAAATCGTAGGCGTCACCCCCCTATGTGAAGGGCCATTTCTCGATTCTTTGAATCAGGGTAGAGTGACACCGAATGCCTGGGCCCAGAGTTGGGCTGTACTCGTATATGTCTCTCCGGTTGACGGGTCGATGCCTGCCTCGGTCTGGTAGAGCGTCGCAGTCTGTTCGATGGCTGCCTCTTGCGCGGGTGTCAGTGGGGCTCTCTCGATCAGTCTCTTGATGAAAGCCCAGACCCCAGGGCCGAACTCGTCCTTGTTTGCCTTCCACCAGTTCCTAACGTCATTGATGATATCGCCGATGTCGTTGGGAGTACCGAACAGGATCTCCTTTCCTGTGGCGATCTCTAGCAGCGTGATGCCGATGTAGAAGTTCTCGAAGGAGAGAAACTGGTCGATGGACTCGCTGACTTTGTCTACCTGGTAAGCCCCGATGATCGCGTCTAACTGCTGGCTCTGTTTGTCCTGAAGACTGACCCGCACCTCGATTACCTGCGTTGGACTTTTCTTAGTCATCAAAGCACCCCGGTTATGGAGTCCCAGAGAGCCTGCCCTAGTCCAGCACCGAGGATCCATCCGAGAAGAAAAGCAGCCCCATAATCCGTGAGCATGTCCTTTGCCTTGTCACTGAGTTCACTCATCGGGAGCCTCCGGCCATTGGTCGGCGGCATCGTCGGGGTTGACATGCACCTGAGGGAGGTCTCGCAGAGCCGTGCGGTAGTCCTTCCACGCCTGGGACATCGTGCGGTCCTTGACGGCTCGCCAATCTGTCTGGGCGAGTTCAACATCTCGGTTGTGCCTGATCTCTTCCCATGTGACTTCACGATAGGTAACGGTCTTGTTGCCGTCCGTGTCGATGTGGATCATTCTGCGCTGAACCTTCATGCGATCAACTCCACTTCACCATAATGAGAGGACAGGCGACATTCGCGCCGAGGATGTTGGCCGCGGTTGCCGTCGCCGGGAGCGAGTTGTCAACCCCGGTTTCAGTCAGCGCGTTTCGGTTGTAGTCACTGGAATACTCCTGGCCGCCGAAGTTCGTCTCGTTCTCGGTGAGATGGGCCGTGAAAGTGATGTTTGCTGCCGCAGTTCTAGCCATCCCGAAATAATACAACTTGCCGACTTCTAGATCGGCAGGGCTGCTAAAGTCAACCTCAATGAACCCCGTGCTTGAGCATTCGACAGTTACCTCGTCAGAGAGTTGGGTGGTGGGTGCGCCTGTGTCGGCGTCGGAGTTGTAAACACACATCAGCATATCAGCGCTAGCCGTCGCTATGGTGACACTCAGAGTAACCGAGTCCATGGTTGCCGTGATTGGGGCGACGAAGGGGAAATACTGAGCAGGGTCGAGGTTCCAGGTCATCGCTGTGTCAGGCGATCCCCGGCCAAAGGGCCCTTGCTTCGTCAACGAGGAATAGTTCGCCCCAGTCTTCACGCCGGTACTCACGCCTAGGATCGCAGCACCACCTCCACCAGACAACCAGCCGTCGAAGGATCCCTTCGTTACCATCCTGGCGAATGCTACCAGGCAGATCCTCCTCAGTTCGTCCTCGTTCTGCTCCTCTATGCTGATCGTATCGGCTACGTCTGCCAGGGTATCGGCAGTGACATTCTCTAGATCGAGGTTCTGAAGGAGGGTGTAGACCCTGGGAGAACGCTTGATTGCATCAGGGAGAGGCATCACAACCACCCGTCAAAGGATCCCTTAGTCACCATGCGCGCGAAGGCGACCAGGCAAAGCCTCCTCAATTCGTCTTCATTGAGCATCTCGATACTGATCGGGTCAGCCACATCAGCCAGGACATCGGCAGTCAGGTTCTCAAGGTCGGTGTTCTTGAGCAGTTTGTACACTCTTGGCGACTGCGCCGGGGCATCTGGAAGCGGCATCCTATCACTGAATCCGCTTGAGGCACCGTGACACTATCTTAGAGACGGCTTCCATATCACCCGTATTGACTACGGCCATACTTGCTTTCCGGTCAAGCGCATATGACATATACACTTTCTTAAACTTCGCTTCTGCCTCAAGGAGCCTCTTCCGGGCTTTCGCCTTTGTCATTGTCGCCATAGCCCTGCACCTCAGGCGGAAAGTTCGACAGCAGCGGTATAGTTCAGATTTACCTGAATCGAGCAGTTGGTGAAAAGCGGGAAGTGGTTCTCAGAGTCCTGGGCAGCGAACGCCCCGGCTACGTTTCCGATGTTGTTCTTGATCCATGCGCCTCCTGCTGAAGTTAGGAGGGTGCCATCACCAGAAACCAAGAGCGCCTTCTGGATGACCTCGGAAGAACCGCCCAGCGTATCGCCGATGGTGTTCGAGGTGATCGTGTCTAGCAGGGCCGTCGAGCCGGAACCAGACGGTGTGCCCTGGAAAACTCGGTGACTTCCCTGGTTGGTCTGGGTCAGCAGGCTGGCGGTGCGGTCAGCAGCAGTCTGGGCGTAAACGTAAAGTTTGTCGCCAGGTTGCAGCAGGACTCTTGCTGATGCAGGGAAATAAGACCCACCCGCCATGCCCGCCTTTCCGACGTTGATGAAGGAGATAGGGACGCCCTGACGCTCGACATAGCAGTAGGCTGCCGCGTTTGCTACACAGATATATCCGGCTACGATTGTCTTCTTTGGACCGTAGTCGCCAATGCTCTGAGCAGTCGTTGTTATCTCGGCGTCTGTCAGGATCTCTTCCTTGGATCCCTCGGTTTGTGCCGTGTTCTGAACTGGAACGGTGGTTCCGTCCTGAAAATAGATGACGCCAGAGGCGAGGACGTCAGCCATCAGCCTAGCCTCACATTGAGGCCGAGCGGCTTAATCAGGCGGTTCGCTGCTGAGAAATTTCTGCGCATGAGCTTCCTGAAAATTCGGGCTCCGACGTTGAAGGTCACGGATTGCAATGCCATTGGAACTGCGTTGGCGCGAGCGTTCGACATGATTTGAGCGAAGGACATCGTGGGCTCGTTGAGGATGTCGGCCAGGCTGATGACATCGGTTCCAGTCATCTCCAT